CGTGTTGTAAATTCTAATGGAGCAATATTTGCTTGTTTGGAATTTGAGGCTCCCGACGAAGATTGTTGTATAACTGAGTTCTCTATAATACAGGAGGCAAAATAATGAATTCTCAAGGACGTTCCGTATTTGATTTAAGCCACGAGAGAAAACTCTCGATGGATATGGGCAAGCTTGTTCCTATTTTGTGTGAGGAAGTTCTCCCCGGTGATACCTTCAAAGCAAAAACTGATATGCTAATTCGCATATCTCCTATGCTTGCCCCGGTGTATCATCGTATTAATGCTTTTACGCATTATTTCTTTGTTCCTTCTCGTCTATTGCAGACTAATTGGGAGCAGTTTATAACAGGAGGTGCTACTGGTACGGATTCTACAGTTATTCCTACTGTAACTTCTGGTGAAGGTGGTCAAGCAGATGGGACTCTTTGGGATTATTTCGGTCTTCCTACTGGTGTTAATAATCTCTCTGTGCTTGCTTATCCGTTCAGGGCGTATGCGGCTGTTTATAATTCTTGGTATCGTGATAATAATTTGCAGGACGAAGTTACTGTATCTAAAGGTGATGGACCTGATACTACTACTTCAAAGACTCTGCTCTCTCGTAATTGGGAAAAGGATTATTTCACATCTTCTTTGCCTTGGCCTCAGCGTGGTACAGCTGTTACTCTCCCCTTGGGTACTTCTGCACCGGTTCTTGGTTTTGGTAAACTTGATACAGACTGGGCTTCTGCAACTTCTAACCTTTACGAAAGTAATGGTGTTAGGCGTACTTATGCAGGGTCTCGCATTATTTCAGATGCTTCTAATGGTGTGTCTTTCTTTGTTGAGAAGCAGACACTTGGTGGTACTGATTATCCTAACGTGCGTGCTGATTTGTCTAATGCTACTGCCGCAACTATTAATGATTTGCGACAGGCATTTCAGCTGCAGAAATGGATGGAAAAAAATGCTCGCGGAGGTGCGCGTTATGTCGAAGCTATACTCTCGCATTTCGGAGTTCGGTCTTCTGATGCTAGGCTTCAGCGACCTGAGTTTCTTGGTGGTGGACGCTCTCCTATCGTTGTTTCTGAGGTTATTCAGACTGCCCCAACTGTTGCCGGGCAGACTGCCCTCGGAACTATGGCAGGACACGGATTCTCAGCTCAGAGAAGCCACGAGTTCACGAAGTCTTTTGAGGAACACGGCTACATTATCGGTATTCTCTCTATAATGCCTCGGACGGCTTATCAGCAGGGTGTTCCGCGGATGTGGAATCGTTCTTCTAAGCTTGACTTCTTTTGGCCCGCCTTTGCTCATCTTGGCGAACAGGCTGTATTGAATAAAGAACTCTACGCTGCACACGCAACTCCTACAGGTATATGGGGTTATGTTCCCAGGTATGAAGAATACAGGACAAGGGAATCTTCCGTACACGGAGATTTTAAAACTACCCTTAATTATTGGCATATGGGCCGTATTTTCTCGTCGGACCCTTCGTTGAATTCTGCTTTTATAACGGCAGACCCTACTAAACGCATTAATGCGGTAACTAATGCTCATAATTGTTGGGTTCAGCTTGTCAATACGGTTCAGGCTATACGGCCTATTCCTAAATCGGGTATACCCGGTCTTATAGATCATTAATGGAGATAAAAATGTCTAAAAAACCAGAGTTCAAAAGTATGCGTTCTCCGTCTGCCGTGCTAATTCGTTCCCAGTTAGAACTTGGCGGTTATTGTGATTATGAGGAGAATCACGAGCCTTCAATGACTAACCCCTCTCTTGATGAGCCTATAGAGGCTCTCGTTGCTCGTTTGCTTAGAGGCGAACAGGTTAGTTCTGGCGTTCCCCCGGTGTATGATGATATTGCTCCGGGTACTGACGTTCAGGAAGTCTTTAATGGTCAGTCCGTTGCTGAACGCGACGGTTTCGACCTTTCTGATATTCCTGTCGTAATGGCGGCTGGGGAGGTTGCGGCGGCTTCGGTTGCGAAGCTGAATACTCCCCCTACCCCTGAGTCTGTAAAACCTCAGGAAGCCCCGGTAGCGGCGTCGGAGGCTAAAGCGTAGCGAATATGTCAAGGGGGGGTAAAACCCCCCTTGACATTATAAAGCACTGTTATGTATACTTGATATAACAGTGCTAGCTGACACCAACCAGGAGGTTCTATGTTTGATATTGGTTCATTAATAAGTTCGGGTATAAATTATTTTTCTCAGAGAGAAACTAACGAAAGTAATCAGGAAAATGTTACTGCCGCAAATGCGATGAATAGTTCCATCGCACAGGAAAATCGGGATTTTCAGTATAAAATGTGGCAAGAACAGACAGCATATAATTCTCCTACTGCTCAGATGACACGCCTGCAGGCCGCTGGCCTTAATCCAAATCTTGTTTATGGTCAAATTGCTGAGAGTAAAATGTCAAACCCCCCCTCAACTCCTATTGCACATTCTGAGGCTTTTCAAGCCGATGCTCCTAAAGTCGATGTTCGTTTAGGTAATCCTGTAGCTGAATATGCTCAGGTTAAAAACTTACAGGCTTTGAATAAATTGCAAAATATAAATATTCAAAAGTCTAAAGCGGAAGCCGTTAGTGCGGCTGTTGATGCTGATTATAAAAATTATGAACTTAATACTTTAAAAAATTCGGGTATGATTAAAGGTGATAGCGGATTATTCCGCACTATTGGCCGTTCTGTTCCTGTTGGAGGTCAGCTTCTAGAAAAGGGTTCGAGTAAACTTACTTCTTTTCTCGGTGATAAAGAGCGTGCTCATTATCTTCTGAATCCCTTGGCAGTTGAGGGAAAAAGATTTCTTAAGCTTAATTCTTTTGGAGGGAGGTAAAATGTCTAAATCTTTTCGCCGTGCGAAATCATATCGGCGGTTTAAGAAAACCGTGAAAAAAATAAATCCGGTTAATCTTATGCCAGGTCGGGGAGGGTTCCGTCTGTGAGATGTCCTTATCCCGTCCGAATAAAACCTAAGATTGTTGGTGATGGAACTGGAAAGTTCGTCGAACAATATGGTTTTGTTCCGTGTGGTCGGTGTCGTGTGTGTCGGTTAAACAAGGCCCGGGAGTGGTCCGTCCGAATAATGGACGAGGTGAAACACTCCTCGGGTTCTTGTTTTGTAACTCTTACTTATAATGATGATAACTTACCTAAAAATGGTACTCTTGTCGTCGAGGACTGTCAAAAATTCTTTAAGAGGTTGAGGAAAAATGCTCAGAAAAAAATCCGGTATTATCTTGGTGCGGAGTACGGAGAAAAAGGTCGTAGACCCCATTACCATGCTATATTATTTGGATTGTCTCAAAATGATTCTCAGACGATTGAATGTTCTTGGGGTCTTGGTTTTGTCTCTGTGTTTCCTGTTAGTTGGGATTCTGCTTGCTATGTTGCTCGCTATACCGATAAAAAGCTCTACGGAGATGCCGCAGTTGATTACGTCGGTCGGGGAGTGATTCCCGAGTTCTCTCTTATGTCGGAAGGTATTGGAAAAGGTATGTTGGAAACTGCTGGCGATTGGCTCTATCAAAATGGCTGTTGTATTGTCAAGGGAAAAAAAGTTGCTCTACCTCGGTACTATGCCCAAAGGCTCTATGTCACGGATGAAGATAAAAAAATGTTTCAGGAAAAAAAACTCGCTCTTTCCGTCGAAAGAGAAAATGAGGCTAGAGAAAAAAGTGGCATGTCTAACGTGTCTGATGTTAGGTGGTATCAACATTTTGAAGGTTTGCAAGCTGAAACAAACCTCAAAATACGTCAAGGGATGAAAAGGAGAAAACTGTGAAAGCTGTAAAAGCTGTGTTCTATTGGTTGTCGATAATACTGCCGTTAATTGACGGTGTTCGTGGTGTTCGTGATGGTATAAAAAAGTCCGGTGAGGACTTACTAAATGATGTAAAAAACGCTCAGCAAAAGCGTTTGTGGGAGGAAGCTAATAAGCCTACTAATGACGAGGAATAAGCGAAGCGGAAAAACTCGGAATAAAAAAGGCTGATATCTGACTTCCCAAAAACACGCTCATGCGAGCGTAACAGGAGTGTGAGGGCAGAGCCTTCACTAATAAAAAAGGAGATAAAAAATGAAAATGACTTATGATGATATAGTTACTAAAATAAATAGTGAAGTGAACATGGGTTCTGATACTATTATAAAGGCTGTGATTGTGCAAGATACTCCCTGGAAACATGTTACGGAATATCGTGTTGTAAATTCTAATGGAGCAATATTTGCTTGTTTGGAATTTGAGGCTCCCGACGAAGATTGTTGTATAACTGAGTTCTCTATAATACAGGAGGCAAAATAATGAATTCTCAAGGACG